TATTCTTTAAATAAAACTTCTCATCATTATTTAACTCATCATATCTATCTTGAGCTAAGATAACTTCTTCCGCAACCCATGTTTGTTTCTCAGCTGCCTTGTACGCATCCCATAAGTCTTGATTCTTAATAGGGAAAATAGAATACCTCTTCTCTGTATCCGAATTTTTTAAATACATATTATTTTTAATTTAAATTTTGATTATTATCCTCAACTCCACTAGCTTCTTGCCTCTTAATCATCGCATCTCTCAACATGTTAACTCGTTCTTGAGCTTTCACTTCTTTTACTTCTTCTGTTTGAAGGAATGTCTTACCTTGTTCTCCACCTTCGGTCATGTCAATTTTGATTCTACCATTATCAAATATGATGTCTTCAAATACAATCCCATCTTTACCGAACCTAGATTTTAAAATAGCCATATTAGCATGACCACTTTCTTTCTGTTCAAGGGATTTAGCAATAGAAACAATAAAGTGCCCAATTTGACCCTTCTTAATTGAACCACCAATCATTGTAGAATCAACAGTTTCTGCGTTAATCGCACTTCTATTACCTTGTACTGCTGTCCAACCAGCAATATCTAATTCTGCCAACATGGTTTCAAATTGTCTCATTACATTACCCTCACCAGCATATTCGTCTTTAAAAGCCTTTGTAGGCTGAACACAATCAATATAATCAAGTAAGACAATATCTGGTCTAAATCCTTGTGCAATCAGCTTTTTAATATATTGCTTGATGTGAGGTATTGTTGTACCATCACTAGGGAATTTCTTTAATTTAATAACACCTGGTTGTGCTTCTCTTTGACTAGCTATATTAAAAACTAATTCCTTATTAGGACCCAAATCATTAAGTGTAATATCAACGTCTGGTTCTAAGTTAGCCCAACATGTCAAGTGTTTTCTTTGAATAACCTTTGGGTTGTCTTCAAAGAATATCTGTAGAACGTTTTGTCCTACGTTTTTAGCGTGGTTTGCAATCTTAGTGAACATTGTTGTCTTACCAACACCAAAAGCCGCTAATATAACAGCTAATTCACCCTTAGATAAACCACCGTCCATATATGAATCTAACCCATTAATACCAGTTGGTATTGGGTTTCTGAAATCATCAGCTAACACATGTTCTAAATCATTAAATACATCTATACCATCATCCTTGTTCTCACCAACCTCTAAAGCTTTCTTAAGTATTTCTTCACACTTAATATAATCTTCAAGGTCACCCTTTTCAATGATTTCATTTATTTCCTTAACCGACTTTTTAAGTTCTTGTTGTTTACAGAACTTCATAGCTGTATCTTGAACATACAAACCATTATTTAAATCAGCATTCTTGATTCTATCATATCTATCTAATTGTAATTGTTTTTCGATATCATCAGTGGTGTTACTAACAAGAATAGATTCCAGACTTTGAATGTCTGGAATATTCTCGTATTCATCGTAAAAATCTATTATTTTTCCACAAACAACTCTTAAAAAACTGTCTTCAAAATAATTTGGGTTTAAAATGTCAACAATAGACTCACCAAACCTTCTATCTACTAAGATTTGTTGTAATAATCTGTGTTGAAAATCTACACCTAAATAACCTAAATTGTCTTTGTTTATTTTACCCATTTTTTAAAACTTGTATTTAATAAATATGTTAGTTAGTTTGAAAATCATATGGTGGAAACTCAAAAGTTAAGTCATACCCCTCATACGTTGTTGTATAGCTATTTCTAGAAAAATATTCTTGAATTTCTTCAATAATATCTGGGATTATTTCACGAATATTAACAGCATACCTAACATCAGTTTGGAACCAATTACCAGAAAATGCTGATGTCGCAACAACTTTCTTATCAACCTTAATTTCAAAAGTGAATAAATCTTCATCTTCAAAAATATCCTTATTTTCATCACCTGTATTGATTCTGTATGGGTTATAAGTTCCCCAACAAACATCTTTTGAAAGCTTTTTGAAGTAATTAGGGATAATACCCATAGTACCAATTGTTCCTACCTCAATACCCACAATGTTATCCATTAACTGCTTAAGCTCATAAGATTTTAACACGTCTTCATTGTATCCTCTTACATCGAAAAGTCTTTGGCAGATGATGTGGTTATCTCCATTTTTTTCTTTACCATTCTTTTTATAAAGAATGAATTCAAATCTAAAATTTTCCCAGAAATTCTTCTTTTTCATTTTTTGATTTTTCATATTTAATTTAATTTAATTTAATACCTCGTTATTTTTCTTCTCCCTTTCCATCAATTTTTTAAAGGGTAAAAGATAATTATCATATCTAACCTCACCAAGCATTGTATCAATACCGTGTTCTTTAAGCATTTTATAAGCATTCTTAATACTTCTATCACCAGTAAGTGGTGATTGTTTAAGTAAATCAATCTCTTCTAATGCATCCTCTGTTAAGAGTGGTTTAGTTAAATCAACCAACATCTCATTAATTTTATATAGTTGGTCTCCTTGTATACCATCAGTTGTACTATTGATGATATTGTCTAAGACTGCAAGTGGTTTCTTTTTCTCACTCAGTCTAACTTCTTGTAACTCTTTAGCTTTTTTAATTATATCATTTAATTCTAATTTTCTCTCAGCTAGTTCTGGGAAATGTTTAAGTAATGTCCCTTCACCAAGACGTTTAACACCTTTAATACTATCACTATTATCACCACAAAGTATTTTAATTAACGCAACATTCTCATAATGATAAGGAAAATGTTCCTTAAAATTACTTGGTTTAATGTAAGTTTTTTTATCTAACATATAAATCCTAACATCATCATTAATTAATTGACACAAATCTCTGTCACTTGTAATGATTGTAATTTTCTCATTTTCAAGTTTAGTATTACAATAATACGCAATAAAATCGTCACTTTCAACTTTTTCATGAATTATTTGTCGAATAAATAATTCTTCTAGATAATTAAACACAACCATTCGTTGTGCAACTTCCTCTAAATCTTCTGGTTTTGTACCATTTATATAGTCTTTACCCCTACCACTCTTGTAGTCCTTATAAATCTCCCATCTTAACTTACCAGAAAATTCACCATCCCAAAAAACATAACACTTATGAAAAACATTTTCATCAAGTATTTTTCTTAGAACAGTTATAAATTGATATATACCGCCAATGTGTTCACCATTGCGGTTGTATTCATTTCTAGCTCCGAGAAAGCCCCTCTTATAAAGGGCGTTCCCGTCAACTAGTAATGTATTTTGTATTTCAGTTACCTTACCATTTCTTGGTGGTCTTCTTTTCATATTACCTCTTTAAAAGGTTAAACAATAAATCTACTACGCTCCAAGGTCATCCGCACCAAAACCTTGTTCCTCTTTTTCGATTGTGAAATCATCAAGAGTTGTATTAAGTCTTGCTAAGATATAATCCTTGTGCTCTTTTTTGTATTGCTCAATCTTAGCTGGATTCCAATACCCATGTGGTGTGGACGCTAAAACACCTTGTTCTACAATACCATTAACTTGGTTTTTCTCACATCTAACTTTAGTTTCAATACCAAATTCATAAGTTTCACCACCAGATGTAGCTTTTAATTTTTTGGTTGAGTGTGAAAGTATACCACCGAAATGAACAATAAGTCTAGGTGAGTAAAAGAATGCTTCACCACCCTTATGTTTAATAACCTTATTCTCATTGTCAAGCCAAATCTTTTGTACTACAGCAAAAGTATTGGTGTAAGGTTTATTAACTCTTCTAGAAGCTGGAATTCTATGATTTGTAAGTGATTTAAATGCTGTCTCCATAGAACCAGCGTTCCATTGGTTGTTATTAGATTTAGACATAACAGATTTAAAACCATTAATAGAACCTACTGAATCCCAAAGGAAACATAAATTTCTTGGTAAATCACCAGCATCTTGTGCATCTAATAAGTCAGTCATAAATCTTGCGATATCTTCAATAACTGGTTCACCTCTAAGTGGTTTAGTACCTTCTTTACCGTTTGAATAATCAACGCATTGATATCTCTGTAAAAGGTCATCACCATTCATAAAAATAAAGTCACCTTCGTAATCAATGATTTCTCCAGTTTCTTCATCAACAATTTCTTCAAATTCTACCCCAATGTTTCTAGCATGTTCCCATGACCAGTTACCCTCAGTTTCCATAATAACTGGAAGGTCACCAATCTTTTGAGCTCCAGCCACAGCTTCATACATAGCTGTAGATTTACCTGTATTAGAATATCCTCTAAATGATGTAAAATACCCTCTAGGTAAACCTGGAACCTTTAATGCTTCATGAAATGATTCGGATAATGGAATCCAAGTATCATCCTTTTCTTTAACGGTAATATCCATACCATTATGTTTTTTAAATGATGATAAGTCAAAACTTTTCTTATCACCTGGTTTTTTTGGTGCTTTTTTAGCCATACTCATATATTAAATTTTAAAAATTATATTAATAGTTAAAAAAAGGGTAACCTTTAAGCTACCCTTATTTTTTGTTTATATAGATTAGAATGGTAAATCATCATCCTCTTCATCAACACTTTCAGTGAAAGAATTAGAAGTACCTTCATCAGTTACTACATCTGCTGGTGCAGAAGTGTTTTCTACAATTGGTGTAGAAGTGTTTTCTACAATTGGTGTAGACGTGTTTTCAACTGATGTTTCAGTTTGCATACCCATTGTTAATTCAGAATCTAAATTATCAACCTCTTTTTGGTCAGCTTCTTTATTTTTAGATTCCTTAGACACATAACATTCTTTTTCTTTATCCCACATAGGAGTTTCACCACCTACTACGATAGCTAAATAATCATATGTTCTTGTAGAATAAACATCTCTCCATGTTCTTTTATCTTCTAACCAAGCTTTCATTTGTTCTGGGTCATCAGATAATGGAGTTTGTTGCATTACGTTGTTAACAGATTTAACACCTGGGATACCATTAGTAGGGTCTCTCTGAATATCAAGAGATAAATCTCTACCAGTTTCTGGATGCGTAATATCGTGCTCGGCTGTTTTAATAGCACCCATAATTTTGTCTAATACACCGTCTTTCTTGTAATTGTGGTTAAATCTCCAGAATTTAACACCTTCTTGTGGTCTATCTCTGTCAATAATCTTAACAACATACATCATTCTAGGTGAATACTTTTTAGCTAATTCTTTGTCAGATTCTTTACCTGTAGCTAATAACGCTTGTCTTGCTTCACAGAACGGACACGCTTCACCTTCTTCATGTTTAAGACATGGGAATGTTTTCCACTCTCCATCAACTTTAGCTTTGTGACCCCACATTACCGTGAATGAAGTTTCTTGTCCTTCGTCTGGTGGTAAGATTCTTATTCTTTTAGTATCAGAATTGATACCATCTTTTAGATAAGTACTGAAATAATTTTTTAAATCGTACTTTTTGTTAGTACTAGTGTTTGTACTAGTCTTTCCAGCATTTTCATACTGCTTCATCATTGCTTCAAAAACGTTACTCATAATTTTCTTTTTTTTTTTAAATTGTTATTAATTGTTGTAATAAAGTATAATATTCGTAAATCTTAATTTTTAATATTCATATTCGTAAAATTCGTAATCGTAAAATTCATAAAATATCAAACAGTATTAGCAACATTTTTGATACTCTAAATATACTTCAAAACCTAGGAAAGTAAAGTACTTTAGAGATTTTTTTCATTACTTTTTTAAACCCTCTTCACAAATATATCATGTAAGAAATCTAAATGCAAGTTTTTTATAAAAAAAAATAAAGGGGATACGTTAATACCCCCTTAAATATAATATTTAAGATTAAATTTTAAATTTCATCCTCTTCA